TCATCACCGCTGGCCAATTCCAGAACGTGTTTGTTTCGGCCACCAGCTCAAGCGCTGTTGTGACTCCGTTCAACAACACTGGCACGGTTAGCCCACAAAACATCATCCTGCACCGCAATGCAGAGACGTTGGCTTGTGCGGATCTTGAGCTTCCACAGGGAGTCGTATTCGCTGGACGCGCATCGGATAAAGAACTCGGATTGTCCATTCGTGTTTGTAGGCAGTATACGATCAATAACGACAGTATTCCTTGCCGTCTTGATGTGCTTTACGGTTGGGCAATGTTGTATCCCGAATTGGCTTGCCGAGTCGCAGCTTAATTAACAAAGATTTAAGGAATTAATCATGGCGAATCCGGGACCCGCAACTACCGTTGCCAATCATCCACAGGTGCTTGGTTCAAACCAGGCTCTGCGTTTGTTGGCATCGGCTGAGTCAGTTAGTTTGGCAGTGACGGGTGACACCGTTCTGCCGATCCTCAACACGGGGCGTTACAGCGTCTCTAACGTGATCGTGACGAACGCTTCGACCAACCTGAGCACCGCAACTGTCCCTTTGGCCGGCGTGTTTCCAGCGCCTGGCGCAAGCGGCACCGCAATCGTGGCGAATGCCAGCCTGAGCGCATTGACCAGCTCTGCGGTCGTGTCGCAGCGAACTGTGGCTTCTACAGTCGCTCAGACGGGTCAGAACGTATACTTTAACGTCGGCACGGCAGCGACCTACCCTGCCACCGTTGACGTGTTTGTCTACGGTTACGACCTCACGTTCCTGCCATAAGTTGGGCAAATAAGGAGAAAGCCGATCTCACAAGGGTCGGCTTTTTTCTTTAATTTTGGAATAACAAATGTCACAGACCAATCAGGTAAACGTAGTCACGTCACAGAACGTGGTCCCAGTTGGCGCCACTTATGACGCTAACGGAAATTTTGTTACATTGGTTGGCGCAGGTGGCCAGCCAATCAGCTCCGGTGCATCGGCAACCGATAGTTATATCGTATTGAGCGCATCGCTTGATCTGCCAAACGAGCGGGTTCTGACAAAAGGAACCAACATTGATTTTGTTGACACGGGTCCGGGCGGCACGTTAACCATTAGTTCAACTGCGGGGGGCGTCTCAAACGTCGCAACCGGCACTGGTCTGACGGGTGGTCCGATCACGTCGACCGGCACAATTTCATTGCAAAACACTGCGGTTACACCAGGCAGCTACGGCACGTCGATTGGCATTCCTCAGATCACGATTGACGCACAGGGCCGGATCACCGCTGCGAGCACGATTGCAACGACCAGCAACTCGTACCAGGGAACGTGGAATGCGTCGACCAATACGCCGACGTTGACCTCGAGTGTTGGAACGCTCGGGTTTTACTACGTTGTCTCAACGGCTGGCTCGACTAACCTAAACGGCATCAGCACTTGGGCGATTGGCGATTGGGCGGTTTACAACGGCAGCGCCTGGCAGAAGGTCAACGCATCGGGTTCTAGCGCGTTCAGCACGCTTACCGTGACTGGTTTGACTGGTTATATGTATGCCAACGGCGCAAGCGCTGTGACGGCATCCACGACCATTCCTAATGCTGGACTTACCAACAGCTCGGTCACGATTGGATCGACCAGCGTGGCGCTTGGTGCTACGGCAGCGACCATCACCGGATTAACGCTGACTAGCCCGACGCTGACCACGCCAGCGCTCGGCACTCCTTCCGGCGTTGTTTTGACCAATGCAACGCTCTTGCCGCTGACAACTGGCGTCACCGGAAATCTGCCGGTCACAAATCTCAATAGCGGCACGGGCGCATCTGCAACGACGTTCTGGCGCGGTGATGGCACTTGGGCAACGCCGGCGGGTGGTGGCTCGGTTACTGGTGTTACCGGAACATCTCCAGTTGTATCTAGCGGCGGGGCCGCACCTGCCATTAGTTTGGCTTCTGGATATGGTGACACGCTCAACCCGTATGCAAGCAAAACGGCCAACCAAGTTCTAGCAGCGCCAAACGGTACGTCTGGCGTTCCAAGTTTCCGCGCACTTGTTGCCGCTGACATTCCAACGCTAAACCAGAACACAACCGGGACTGCTGCTGGATTGTCTTCGACTCTTGCGATTGGTAGTGGCGGCACGGGGCAAACGTCGGCCATTTCAGCGTTCAACGCTTTGGCTCCGTCGCAGTCAGGCAATACCGGCAAATATCTGACGACAGATGGGACTAACACGTCTTGGGGTACGGTATCTGGCGGTGGATCGCCTGGCGCTCCATTTAACTCAATTCAATTTAACAATTCTGGAGCGTTTGGAGGGGACGCAAATTTAACTTGGAACGGCTCAACCCTCAATGCGGCAGGGTTTACTGGCCCTCTTAATGGTTCAATCGGCGCTATAACGCCAAACACCGCAGTTTTTCAATCAACAACTCACAAAGGATCGGCCAGCGGCACGGTGACGATAACTGCGCCATCGGTCGCCGGTACTCAGTCTTATACGCTCCCAACGGGACAGCCAACGGCTAACGGTCAGGCTCTTACGGCTACGACTGCTGGTGTGATGAGTTGGGCGACTGCTGGCGGTGGGACTCCGGGCGGGACAGATACCCAAGTTCAATTTAACGATGGCGGGTCTACTTTTGGTGGCGACTCAGGGTTAACTTATAACAAAACAACCGACAATCTTACGGTTCTTGGAAACCTTGTTATTGGCACAAGCGGTAAAGGTATTGATTTTTCTGCCACGCCGGGAACTGGCACAAGCGAACTGCTGGCTGACTATGAAGAAGGTACGTTTACGCCTGTTATTACTGGTTCAACTAGTGGAACGGTGAACGGGACTGGCGTTTACACCAAAATCGGCAATCTTGTTTATGTTTGTACAAGTTATAATGTGGCGACAGCAAGCGCTCCGGTTGGAAACTATTCAATAACTGGATTACCTTTTGCATCTTCATCTTCAGTAGATATTTATCCTTTTAGCATGGCGGCTTTTTTTGGATTTGGTTTTGATTCGTCAAAAATTTTGAATGCTTTTGTTATTGGAGGAACTTCGGTTATATCGTTGTCCGAAGCAGTTAACAATAGTGCATCAACTGACATAACGGCAGCAAATTTTAGTTCTGGATCTATTTTTTTTAGAGTATCTGGAAGCTATCGTGTCTAATTAACTACACCGGATTAGTGTAGTCGGATATTTTTCAAAAGGAAATTATTATGTCACTTAGCAAATCAACTGTTGTCGATCAAATCACCGTTACAGAATACGGCGTGGTTTTATTTCGCGAGGCTACGCGCATTTTCGAGAACGGCGTGGAACTAAGCAAAACCTACCATCGGTCGAGCCTGATTCCCGGTCAAGACATTAGCGCAGTGCCAGCAAACGTACAAGCAATTTGCAACGCTGCGTGGACTGCTGACGTTATTGCTGCGTATCAGGCGGCTCAAGAGGCCAAATAATGTATAACTCACCATTTACGCCGTTTGGCCCAACGTACTTGGTCGGCACGTCTCCGGTGCAGGTCGCATCTACCAACAACGACAACCCAACGAGCTATCGAGTGCGCAACACCAGCGCATCGGCGCAATATCTAGCCTGGTATGCACCGTCTCCTGGCAATCCAACGCCAACGATCACGGTAGCAGCTCCAACAGCCGGAAGCCCTAAACGGCAGACGCTTGGGTTCTTGCCTAGCTCGGTCGAGGTCTTTGGCGGCATTCCTGCCAATGCCTGGTTTCAAGCAGATGCTGCTGGCGCTTTTGAAATTACCCCAGGCGAAGGACTCTAATGGCTCTCAGGGCAATTGCTGGTGGCAGTGGCGGTGGCGGTAGCGGCACGGTCACGACCGTCAGCGTTGCTTCTGCCAACGGTTTGGCTGGCACGGTTGCAAATGCAACCACCTCACCATCTATCACGCTTAGCACAACCGTCACAGGCGTCTTAAAGGGCGATGGCACGACCGTTAGCGCTGCCGTAGCGAATACGGACTACCTAACTCCACCGAGCGGCACGGCGTTGCAAAAGGCCGGCTCTGGTGGCGCTCTGGCCAATGCCGTGCTCAATACGGATTACCAAGGTCCGATTGCGCTAACGACTGTTGGAACAAGTGGCGCGTCGACGTTCAACGGAACGACGCTCAACATTCCTCAATACTCTGCCGGCGCCGGTACTGGCACGGTTATTAGCGCATCGGTTGTTAGCGCAAACGGGTTTGCTGGTACCGTGGCAACGCCAACCACCACGCCGGCTATCACGCTAACTACCAGCATCAGCGGAATGCTCAAGGGCAGCGGTGGAGCGCTTGCGGCAGCGGTTGCCAATACAGACTTTCAATCGCCCATCACGCTGAGCACAATCGGATCAACTGGCGCTGCGACGCTGGCTGCTAACGTGCTCAACATTCCCAACTACTCAGCGGCTGGCACCGTTACGCAAGTGCTGACTGGAACGGGGCTAACGGGCGGTCCTATCACCGGCAGCGGCACGATTGCGATTGATTCAACGGTGGTCACGGTTGACGGCACGCAGACGCTGACAAACAAAACCATCTCAAAATTGTCAAGCGCATCAACGGTGCTTGACAGCAGCGGCAGCAATTTCCAGTTTGGCTTCCGCACAATGCCGAAGTCGACAAACTCGAGTGGCACGCTGGTTCTGTCTGATAGTGCCAAGCACTACTACATTACTAGCGGAATTATTGT